GGGTGATTCGTTAATACCCAATTGCTTGTATTTGCCGCAGAAAGTGGGGTCACCTCATCAAACTTGCGGAACATCTTAGACTCAGCCAGCTTGATTAGCTGGGGGATAACTGTGTCTACATCAGCCCTTCCGAGCCAGTCACCAATGGCCAGCTTTAGACCGTCATAGTCACTGAAATCAGCGTTATTTACCGATCCCCGCAGGGTGGCTACTGCCGCGCCGTATAATTGCGCCCATACGCTTGTTCGCTCATCCTCCGCAAGGTATGGAGCGGCCTCCATGAGAGCGCCGTAAAGGTAAACGTCTGGGTAGTCAGTTAGAATCCAGTTGGTGGCGTTCTGTGCTGACAGATCATTAAAATCTTTATACCTGCGCCGTAGCTTCGCCTCCGTTAAAGAGATGAAGTCAGGTATCGCAGAGGTGAGGTCTGACCGATTTAAATAGTCAGCAACCGAAGCCTTTAATTCCGTATAGTTTGACAGTGCCATTTACTTTTTCCGCTTTGGCTTCTTAGCTGTCTTTGCGGCAGCCTTGAATGCCTTGTCAGTTGGTGCGCCCTTTGACCCGGGCTTTCTCATCTTTTCGCCAGAACCCGCCTTGATACGCTTACGCTTGGCGTGGATGTTGGCGTAAAGTCCTGATTTCTTATTTGCCATAACGCTTCGCCTTTCTCTTTGGCTTCGCCTTCTTCAAACATCTGCCTGCGGCTTTACACTTGGCTGGTGATGGACATCCCTTGCATGGCGTCATTACTTCTTCCTCGATTTGGTGCCTGAACACTTCCACCGCTTACGGGATAGCCGTAACGGTGAGTTTGGATCTTTCGCCGCCTTCGGGTGCTTCTTCATCTGACCCGCCGATCTAGCGCAATAACTATCGCCTTTACTAGTGCCGGGCTTTACTCGTGGGCCACCATCTTTAGCCTTCCCCGCCTGTCCGTAGCTCACTTTCTTGCCCGAAGACGTTATTTTAACACGGGCTTTGCCTTTACGTGGCTTCATAATGCAACGTCCATAAGTGCCGTTGGGTTGTAAACGCCAGACCTTCTAGTGTTCGCCAAATCAAGTAGACCGCCAATTATATCCCGAGCAATCGCTGGGAACGCCAAGCTGGTCTCGCCGGTTACTATGTTGGTCTTCGCCGGGATGATATTGCCATATTCATACATTGGATCGGCTAATAAGCCCAGCTTCGCCATTTGCTTATTAACATCCATATTGTGCTTAGCAATGCGCTGCTCATCTACCGTTAAGGGATCTAGCAACCCCTGATTAGCGGCGGCTAAAGCGCGATCTTGGCTTGGGGCAAACATTGGTGGCGCTATCGCATAGCGGTCTGCAATGTTGATAGGAGAATCTTCAAATATGACGTAGTTTCTCGTGCCTTCTCCCGCTTTCCTAGAAGAGCCGTCTAGGTATTGAATTCCCCTAATGTTGTCGTCTAGCAGAGAGGCAGATGTTGCTACAGGTATATTTCCTGCATACAAAGCATCATCAGCCGTCTTGTTGCCAATTGGCGTCTCTAAATATCCCTCTGAATAAAGATTGTTGAGAGTCTGATAGAACTCTTTGCCGGTCATATCCTCATATTGGTCATTGAATATAGGATCAAGATATTCTGTTATGTAGTCATCTTTTCTAAATAGATCAAAGTAATTCTGCGCTGCGTTACGAATCTCTTTTGGTTGCTCACTAAGCGGCTTGTCCCAATCCAGCAGGGATTCTGGTGTTACGTCTATCTCGGTGCGGTAGAGAGCGCCATCGCTCTTGTGAGAAACTGTGCCGGATTCAATTTCGGCGGCAAGTTTTTGCGCCCTGCGGCCTCTGGCCTGCTCTTGCTTAAAAGGACTTGAGAGAGATTTATCTGCGCTGGATCGCATTAGTTTGGCGATCTCCTCCTTTGACTTTCCTTGCCGGTATAAGTCATTTATGTACGCGCCCCATTCGCCGTATTTTTTGCTATCCTTTATTGGGATCCCTGATTTAGTTGTAAACCCAGAGTAATCCGATAAGGCATCCCTGTACCCCCGAGCCACATCCTCACGGTCAGCAAAGTAAAGCCCATGTCCATATGTTTGTGCGCCCTCGCCAGTGCCAATCTTGGACATATCAAAGCGATCAAACTGATAAGGTGAGCCGTGGAATGCTTCTAACAGGGTTCTGCCGCCACGGGTAATAAATCCAGCCTCAGCATCCTCTGGAGCGGCCATTAACCCCAAAGCAGCGCCTCCGCCGATATATGGGGCCAGATCATTTACATTAACACCTCTAGCATCAAGGGTCTTTAAGATGTCTTCCGTGACTACCCCTGAGTATGGCTTCATTTGAAGCGCCCTTAAAGCCTCTGGATTCGGATTTGTAGGATCAACCGCCTCTCGTACAAGCACTTGATCTGAGCCAATCCTAGCATCGGGGATTAGGTCAAAGATGGACATATCAAGTTGGTCTAACCGCCCAACACCTTGACCCGGAACCCCAGCAGGATATGACGGATGTCCAGAGCCAATAATCGCTGGCTGACCGCCAAATATCTGCCCTACGTTCTGTATACCTCCATCCATTGCAAAACGCTGATCAGGATCGGTAACGGCAAGCCTAGCCTCACCAATGCTTAGGCCGCCACGATCCCGAAACTCAACATCCATCGCGTTCATCAACTCTTTACGCAAAGAGTCCGGGGCATTACGCCATGCTTCAATAGATGATGGGTCATCAACGCCTTTCCAGCCGCTAATCTGCAATCCAGCGCCCTTGTACGACTGCGTATCCTTATCCCATGTCCCGGTAGTCTTATAATCCTTAATCAGCTTATCAAGACTCTTTTTTTCTGCTTTGCTCATATTTGCAGAAGCATATGAGAGCATAGTCTCGCCGGTCTTGGTGGCAAAATCACCGCCAGATGGAGCCATTCTCCACGGCAGGTAAAAGACGTTTTCGCCACCTGAAGCAGTTAGTATCTGATTTACTGGGTTTGGCGCTGAAGCCCAGACCATTCCGGGATTCTCAAACATGAACCCCTGACCACCTTGCAGGTTAATTAAATTGTTCAGGTTCACGCCGTTAATTGATTCCAAGAGTCCACCGGCTGCGGTTCTATCTGACATTGAGGTAACAAATCTTTGCCCCTCAAGATCGGATAGCGCTACACGCGGTATATCATCCATCGTTCCTCTGGAGAGTATCCCCGTCTCTAACTCAGCGTTCCGAATCCTAGAATTGACCCGGGGATCGAATCGGGCATCAATAAGGCCGCCACTTCTGTCAATTACCGGAAGAAGACTGGCGTTCTGGCTAGATACGCCAATTTTGCTTGGCGATAGCTCACCCCTCGCAATTTGTGCGGCTTGCTCTGGAGAGGCACCTAAACGCTCCAATGCCGATAAAAAGTCTTGCGGAGTTCTAACGCCTGCCATCGCTGCTTGTATGGCTGACTTTGCAACTCCTGCTTCAGCCTCTTCTGGAGCGGCTAGCAACCCTAAAGCGCCAGCGGTTCCAGCGGCAGAGCCTAGAATGTTTGGGCCGGTGTATTCTGGATCAAAAGCGGCAGAGAAATATGATCGAATGTCCCGAGGATCAAATACTGCCTGCACCTTTTGCGGGTCTCCGCCCGCTGTCTGGCGAACACTGCCGTATGTTGAGGTGATTCCTGATTGCCGGTAATTATTGCCAATATCATATAGGTCTGACATTGCGGCATCTGGGTTTTGGCGCAGCAAATCCTTAAAAGGAATGGAGTCTCCCTTAACTAACAAAGGCATCACTTGTGCGCCAGAGGCTACGTCATTAGCTAAAAAATCATTAGCATAATCGCTTGCTAGCGAGCTTTCTGGAGTCACATAAACGCCGGGGCCAAGTGAGCCGTCAGTGCTATCAATAAATTCCAAGAAATCGGAATCTGTACCGTGATATTGAACATTGGAGGGATCAAAACCCTGCGCCTCAGCACGTTGCATTCGGGACGCTACATCCATAGGCAACTCACCAGATACAATCCTCTCAGCAACGGACTCTGGGTAGCCCAGCTTTACTAAATCATCGACAGAGCGAAGAAGGTTGGTGAGTAATCCCATTTAACAGCAGGCCAGAGAGTGCGTGGGACTCAATTATATCACGCTATGCCTCGGAGATTCCTTCTGATTGGCTCGCCCCAATTTGAGGTCTTGCGGTATCCAACAGCAAGGTATCGGAATGAATCAGCACTGTGACTAGACCAGTCGTGACTAGGGCGACCCTTCCACACCAAGTTCTTATCGTCATATTCCCGGTGATATGACCTAAGCGCCTCAATACCATGATCGCACCTCTCAGCGTCAAACCAGCATAACGGCAGCATTGACCTCACGGCCTGTATTCCATCGTCCACATTAAGCTGTGGCGCTATCTGAATGTTGTTCAGCCCCAACCCTTGTAACGTCTCAAGCCGAGACTTGCCAGTCCCTAGCTCCCGGACTCTAACGTCATGCGGAAGGATATGTTGATCATAGACGTATCCTCTGCTTTGCAAGACCCGGACGTAATGATCCAAGCCAACGCCAGACGCCTCGTAATGGTCTATCAGCCTGACCTCTGGCCCAATAAACTGGGCGAACCATATCGCCGTTGTATCCCCTATCCCCAAGTCCCATGCCGTCACAACCCCAACAGATCGCTCGTAAGGAACCGCCGTAATCCTACCCTCAGCGTTAACGTTTCGCATCTCAAGGGAATAATACGCGCCTTCATGATGTGTCAAGAAAGACCCTTCCCAGACATGATCGTAGGTCTCTGGCCGCTTGTTGAAGTCCTCTAATCGCGCCTGGTTCAGCACGTTAGGGAAGAATGGGTTCTCATCCCAGTTAATAGAGATGATCTTGCCGTCGTCTGGCGTATTCTCCCGGAACCGCTTATGCGTCGCTGATAGCTTGGACTCTGGGTTCCATGTCACCCAGCACTCGCTTTTTTCCTCACGAATCGTGGGGATTAGCTTCATCCAAGCCGTCTCGCTAACAGTCTCAGCCTCATCCACCCAACACAGTAATATCCGGGCCTTAGACTTAATGGAATCGAGGTTCCTACGCAGACCCGCGAATACAAAGTCTACGTTCCGGTCTTTTGAGCGAATAAACGTATCCCCTACCTCGTAGTATGCCGAGAGGAAATCGTGCGATTCTATGGCCCCCCTGACCTCCTCAAAGGATGAGTCAGAAAGACTGTTCATAAACTCACGAGCGCAGAGTATTTGCCCCTGACGGCCTTGCCTTCCCCACATATAGCCCTTGACCGCCGCCATAATCGCAAATGACCGCGTTTTACCTGATCCCCGGCCACCATAAGCGCAACGGTAGCGAGCCTCACCCTCAAAGAGATCCACCAGCTTGGGTGGTAGCTCTATCCCGGTCTTCACTTCTTGGCTACAAGCTCTATGATCGTAGGCAGGTCATTACCACCCGAGGTAACGTCTACCTCAATGGCCTTTAGCGCAGGCGTCGTGTACTTGGCGATCTTCTCCCACGCCACTACAGCATCCTTCCGATCCTCAATATCCTCGCTCTTTACGGCTGCCTTGTGTATCTCTGCGGCTTGCTCAGCCATCTTAATGATGGGATCGAAGTCATCCCCATAGATATCTTTGAGCCGATTGAGCAGGAATTGCTTGTTTCTGTTAGGTGAACCCTTTCTGCTAGGCATACTTTGTACTTAACCTTTTGACTAATTTGGTTAAAATTTAACCACAAGTGACGTTTTTTGTCACATTGTGACTTTATGGGTCAGGATGCGGTATCGGATGCGCCCAATACATTCCGGTGATTAGGCTTGTCCTTACCTCCCCGGCGTTGATCTCTTGTATGGACATCGGCCAGCTTTCTACCGTCCCATCGCTAAAGGCAACTAAATACGTACCCTCAACGTCTGGCATCTCACCGTAGGCTACTGGTCTCCAATCCAATACTACCGCCTGCCGCATAATATTCCCCTATGATTTCATGCCGTGGATGGCTAAATTGGCACCCATGAATACAAGCCCCTTGCACTTCATTTAGCCTTCAGACGCCACGGCTCGCCCTTGGAGTTTTGGGGCTAGAGTTCTTCGTACTTAATAATCTCTAAATAATTCCCTTGATGCTCATCGGCAAACTTAGTCCTTAAATCAAACAGGATGACCACATCCGTTTTAAAACGCTTTGCCATGCTCTCAGCAGCCTCAAGCGCATATTTTGCGTCATCGACCTCAAAGTCTTCAGCCATCCAATAAAACTGCCTGGTCACTAAGCCACCCTTATTGCGGATCAAAGAATTGATACATTGTACATCCTTCAAGACCTGCCGATATCAGCAACAAGACCAGTATGGCTGCGATGCCTTCATGCTTTAGGTTCATGCTAATCTCCGCAAAAACACATGATTAAAGTCCATGCTAATCTCCGCAAAAACAAGGAATGGTTTCATCGCCAGCCAAGTCAAGATGGCTCTGTCAACTTAAAGCTCACTAGCAAACCTCCGCACATTCTTTGATAAACGCGACCCAATGCGTGTTAGCCTTTTTGCCGCTACGATGACCATATAGAGGCCTTTCTGGTGTTAGCGCCAGCACATCTTTTAATGGTATATCTACCTCGTTCCACTTAAAGATAAGCGTCCCGCTTGGCTTGAGGACGCGAAAGCACTCCTTGAATCCAGCCTCTAAATCTTGCTTCCATGTGTTTTTATCCAGCGAGCCATAGCTAAAGCCGGTAACAGACTTCATAGAGATACCCCTAACGTGCGGCGGGTCAAAAACAACGTGCCAAAATGAATTATCGGAAAAATTCATTTTCCTGAAGTCGTGAATGACGTCAGGATAAACAGCTTTCCTACCCGGGTTTGTTTTGCAGTGGCTTACATCAAGTTCGCCTTCCCTGCAATCTGCGAATACGGCTCTTTTGTCTTGCCTGTCAAACCACATCATACGACCGCCACAGCAAGCATCTAAAACCGGCGCAGATTTCATCGGCAAACCTCTGAATAGTTGCCGTTATAGTCAGGCCAACCATTCTCCCCATTCGACTTGAGGTATAGCCGGTGCATCTCGCAGTAGTTCTCTACCCTTTGCTTCGAGTCCTCGAAGTCCCCAGTCATCACCGCCAGCACTAACAAAAGGCTCGTCACCACTAGCGGTATCACCAATACATTCCTCTCCATCACTCCACTCCCTTAATTTATTTCTTATCTTTGCGATTGCTCGCTTTTCTATTGCCCAAACTACCTGCCGGGTCACGCCTAACTCATCCGCAATCTCTTGCAGGCTCATGTAGTAATCATCATCCGGCAGTTGTCGTTTCACGCTTCGCTTCCTCTACCAACAAATCACGGTATTTTTTCCACGACTCTTTGTCCTCTATCACAGACTCTAAGAACCGATACAGCTTGCGCTCCATATAACGATGCTTCATAAGCTCAACGGCCATAGACAACTGCTGCGCGTGATTTAGAGTTTTCCAATGGAACTTTTGGCTCACAAAGGTCTCAAGCAGGTGGTCATCAATCGAACGGAATGCCATTGGCTTCTCTCCATTCTGGTGAATTGTAATCTGGGCTGGCCTCGACCTCCCTAAACTTCTGGATAAGATCGCGCATGACGGACTCATCATCCTCAAGCCTAACGATCATTGAGAAAGTGATGGCTCGGTACATGGACGCCCTGGCCTTATAGTGCTGTGTTTCTGTCATCCTCAAACTCCATTATTGCTCTTCCAATTAACTCAGGTATTTGCGGAACCACTGCATTGCCTAAGCATTTAAGTCGGTGTGATCTAGCGGGAACCCCATTAGCCACTCTACCCACGTCGGGTTCAACGTCCCAAGCGCCCATTCTTCGGGCGTGTTTCCGCGTAAGGATGGATGATTGCCAAGCATCTTTTGCATCTTGCCGTTCGGAGTCCCTGCCGCGTCCTCGTTCGCAGTTGGAGTCGGCCATAATTTCACTTGATCGCTCAGTCTTATTTGTATCGCGCTGCCACTCTTTCGATGTGTCTTTCCCTCGAAAATGGCTTTCGGCGTCCCTCCACTTCCTGTGTCTGGTGTTCTCCAATAAAACTCCTCTTTGGTAGCAGATAATCCAGACCCTATCTCTGTGATGGTGCGCGCCAATCGCGGAAGCTGGTATGCAGTGCCATTCCGCGTCATACCCGATCTCGGCCAAGTCTCTGAGAACTCGTCCAAACCATCGTCCCCTGTCGCCACTAATGAGGTTTGTGACGTTTTCCATGATTGCGTATCGGGGTTGTAACTCGCCAATAAGACGGGCGATTTCACTCCACAATCCACTTCGCTCGCCATCAATGCCTGCTTGTCGCCCTGCGGCTGAGATGTCTTGGCAGGGGAACCCTCCTGTGATGACATCGACTCCAATTCCGTCTGCAGCCAGTCGCTCTGCTGTAAGTTGTCTGACATCGTCATAAATAGGCACTCCCGGCCAATGTTTTTTTAATACTTTCTGGGCATATGGCTCGATTTCACAAAACGCAACGGTCTCAAAGCCTGCTCGCTCTAAGCCAAGCGTAAACCCACCGATACCCGCGAATAAATCTAATACTTTCATGCCTCAGAGAGTGCCACATCACACCTGTTGTGTCATCTAACATTTAGTTATAAGTCAGTTGTAGCTTATAACCGTATACTCTGGGTCATTTTCAAGCATTTTTAACTCTTCGCGGTAGTGCTTGGCGATCTCGGCCCTGAGTTTTTTGTCCGTTTTCATAATCCCCCTAGCCTTCTCCCTCAGAAGCTCCATATGCCCCTCTCCTAGCGTGTTTGTCAGCCAGTCATGGAAAGCCACTGGGTTCTCCGTAAAGTGCCTATGATGGGCATGGCAGAGCGTCACAGCGTTATCTAATGACCACCTCACCACCTTTGATCGCCTGCCGTAGATGTGGCAGCACTCCAGGGTGTCTGGCCTGCCGCAATAAAGGCAATACTCATCCCTGGCCCTTACGCACTTGCTAAACCAAATATCTGCCGCATCTCGTTTAATGGACATTATCAGGCTCCGCTATTTCCACGACCTCAAGGTCAGTCATTAAACATGACATCCATAGATCAAAAAAATCGCTAATTGTCATATTTATTGTGATGCCCTCAGAAAACGTATCAGTGTAAACAACCGTTAATTTTGGGTTTGATAAGTCTGATACCGCGCCACCAACCTCTGCCGTTAGTAGGATCGCCTCACCCTTTGGCAACTTCACGCCCATTAATTCAATCATGCTCTTGGCCTCACAGTTATGCGCGATACCTCACCTTCTATCTTGTCGTAGGTAATGCACTTTGCGCCTCGTTGACTGACGTACCCGTGAGAACTGCTGTAATTGTCGCGGGCCGCGAGGGTAGGATGCTGTTCTATCGTGGCCCCAGCGTCGTCTAGGACGCGCTCATGGTGCAGGTGACCGCAGTGTAAATACGCGTGTTTGCAAAGACCCCACATTTCCCTAAACCTCGGCTCGCTGGCGAACAGCTTTTGAAGCTGGGCCATTTTCATGCGATGACCGTGATGAAACCCCAGCATGATATCTCCGTGCTGGTAGGCGTAATACGGAAATTCGTTGTCAATGACCTCTACTCTAGGGTCATCTTCAAACCGATGCTTTATGAATTTACGCATCCAAACGCTAGAGGCAAGGTCATGATTGCCCTCTGCCTGAACTACGACAACCCTTCCGAACCGCTTAAGCATGATCTGAACAGCCTCAGTCATTACGTTAATGGTTAGCTCCACCAGCTTCGAATATCTATCGTCTCCTGTGAGGTGGTGGCCAGAAGTGGGCGTTACCTGCAATAGTCCATCCCAGTGCAAAAAATCGCCTAGCTGGTTCAAGATGCCGACTCCAGACTTAGGGCTTCCATTGATCATGTCATGTATTGAGTTTAAGAAAACATCGCGGGCAATCTTCACGTCCCAGTCATCCCCATCTGAGTCCTTCCACGCCTTCATGCCGAGATGGAAGTCCGTGATCGTTAGAAGGGATAGAAGATTTTGGTTTGAGGACGCTGGGGGTTTGGTGGGCTTAAATTTCGGTAGGCTTTTAGTGGCGCTCTCTATCCTCTCAATAAGTATCTCAAATTGCCTTTCCTCATCGGTCTGGCTTTTAACCCACTGGCGAACTGGCTTACCTTCTTCATCATAGAAGGTGGATACGCCCTTTATCTTATGACCATCCGGCACCGGATGATGCCAGTCATTGTCTGGGCTATATCCGCGCCTTGCCGCCAAACTATTTACGCATGAAAGGCGATCCCTTAGTGCGCTACGGGAAATGCCAAGTTTTAAAGCCGCATCAACTTGGCTTAGACCTTCGACTTTTGTGGCTATTATTGCTTGTCTTTGAGCTTCTGAACTACAAAACTGTAGTAATGGATGATCCACACTAACCCCCTTTTAGTTTCATATACTCCGAATCTATAGGACAGGTTAGCTTTACTCCGTGGTCTAGCGCCCAGCTTTGCACCTGATCCATAAAATCCATCATCTCCCCTCTTCCAAGGCCGCTGGTCT